ACACATATTTACCAAAATTAATATCTTTAGGTATATTATAATGGGTGTTGACGAAGTTAACCCCAACCAGAGAAAACGTGCATGGTTTCTAACTATGAACAACCCAACCGAAGAGGTCAAGCTGCATGCTTTGGCTCAGATATATAAATCATCGTACGGTATCATAGGAGAAGAAACTGCCCCAACTACAGGCACAAAGCATATCCATCTCTATTTCAGAATGGCTGATGCGTTATCGTTTAAGACGGTCAAGAAAGAATTCCCTACAGCGAATATACAAGTAGCTTTAGGAAATGACCAAGAATGTAAGAAGTATTGTTCAAAGGAAGCGGTACTTGCCGAACATGGTATCATGTCGCAGCAAGGTCGGCGATCAGATTTAGAGAAAGTAAGAGAACTAATCAAGGAATGTCCGAGTATGAAATCAATAATTCAACAAGTAGGATCACTACAGAGTATAAAAACAGCAGAAAAAATATTAGTATATGAAGAACCCAAGAGAGATTGGAAAACCGAGATCTACTGGTTCTGTGGAGCCACCGGTACTGGAAAGTCAAGGGCGGCGCATGAGCTATTCCCCGATGCATACTGGGCTATGGATACGGGGGCATGGTGGGAAGGCTATGATGCAGACAACGTCGTAATAATAGACGATATGAGGAGGGACTTCCTCAAATTCCATCAATTGTTAAAACTCTTTGACAGATATCCGTACAGGGTAGAGGTTAAAGGGGCAAGTCGTCAGATGCTAGCTCGGACTATAGTAGTCACAAGCTGCTACAGTCCAGAAGTGATGTTTGATACCCGAGATCAAGAAGATATACAACAGATATTACGTAGAATTACGAAAATAAAATATTTCTAATATATATAGATGCCCAGAAAAGGTTCTAAGAGAATGACTTTTGATAGAAAAGTCAAAGCTATCGTCCGTGATGAACTTGCGGTAGAGAGCGAAAATAAAGTCGCAGTAATAGGTTTCAACGATATAGATGTTAACACAGCAGCAATCCCCAACGGAGATGTTGCCACATCAACCAATTTCATCAAATTAATGCCTTTGATTAGTCAGGGAAACGGACAATATAATCAACGTGTAGGAAATGAAATCAGATTAAAATCGCTAGAGATTAAGATGTTATTAAATTTAGCTTTAGCAGATTTAACAACCACTCAAACAAAAAATACAGCCATCGGGGTACGTGTCATGATATTAAGACAACGAGATCAAAATTCTCAATTAGGAGTAATTGGAGATTTTAAAGGAGACAAGTTAATGGAATTAGGAAATATAATCAATCCTGGTCCAGGTGCATTCGCAGGAGATACTTTTAATTTAGTCCAAAAGATCAACCGAGAACAATTCGTAGTCAGATATGACAAGACCTTTCAATTAGATGCCCCGCATAGATTTGACAACACCGGAGTACAATTCCCTACTAAAACTAAAGTTATGAAACATACATTACGTTTTGGTAAGCAAGGTCTTAAATTAACATTTGGTGATGCGAACAGCGAGAGCCTCACCAACTTCCCATATATTATGGTAATAGGCTATGCCTCCACTGCCACAAGTAGCACACCCGATGACGATCTAGTTCGTTACTCCTATTCATCCAATGCCAATTATACAGACATGTAATTTCATATTTATATTTATTTAGGAATAAATACAAATCATCTGCTTAGACCTTTGCTGGGAGGCGGAGGCGAAGCCGACAACAACAAAATTTCTTTTTTTGAACCCTTCTCACCTTTGACGAAGGTGAGAAAAATTAAATTTTCTTTTTCTCCCGAACTCCAGATCTTTCAGCCTGAATTATTTAGGATGTTTAGGAAAAAGTTACAAAATGTGGGGGTCTAGTATTACCCCCCACTTTTGTGTAAAACACATTTGTGCAAAATCTATAAATTACACATATTTACCAAAATTAATATCTTTAGGTATATTATAATGGGTGTTGACGAAGTTAACCCCAACCAGAGAAAACGTGCATGGTTTCTAACTATGAACAACCCAACCGAAGAGGTCAAGCTGCATGCTTTGGCTCAGATATA